ACCATAACGGCCACCACCACCGCCGCCAGCAACAATCAGATAATCTGCGGTTAATACAATTGGAGTTACGCTATTACTAGCCGCACTTGCGGGGCTGTTCCCGTAAGCGTTATTGGCAAATACTGTAAAGGTGTAAGCTGTGTTATTTGTTAAACCGCTGACCGTAATTGGGGAAGAAGAGCCGGTAGCGACTATTCCGCCGGGCGAAGATAAAACTGTATAACCAGTAATTGCACCGCCGCCAATATTTGATGGCGCGGTAAATGTTACGGAAGCGGTTGTATTTCCACCAGTGGCTGTACCAATTGTAGGAGCGTTAGGAGCCAGCAACCCATTAAAGGATGCCGAAATGATCCCACCTTGGTAGCGCATTGACATTAGCTCATATCCTCATAGCTAATACTATATGTAATGCCGTTGGCTGTACCAGAAGTCACGCTAATTGATGTGCCCTCTTGCAAGTAGATAGCCGTTGTTTTATCAACAATAATCAATGACGCTGTAGCAGGGACTGAGATTGCGGAAGCAATTGGATAAGCCGTGCCGCCTGATGGGGCAGAACCTTGAGCCACAGCGCCGTTGGTGTAGATTGAAACTGTTGCATTGACAGCCGCAGAGCCATTGACGTTGGCCGCCACAATCTGATTGATCTTGTAAACTTTACCAACACCACTGCGGTAGTACCAGACGGGGTGAAATAAGTTGTTACGCCGTATGCCGTGGTTGCGGCCAGAATATTTGGGTTTGCCATTTCGTTTCCTTATAGGCCGAAGATCAATGAAATAACTGTGGCTTTTGCCTGAGTTGCGCCAGCAGATGGTGTAGACCAGACAATAGATGATCCGTTCCAAGAAAGCACATCACCGCCTGTAGCGGGGGCCGCAACAAAACCTGTAGCTCCTGCGCCCGTCTGATATGCAATTCTATTGGCCGCACCGCCTGCCAAGTTTGTAGAAGTTGTAGCTGTAGTTGCAGAACCAACCGACAAAGTACTTTGTGCCGCATACGCTGGCACAGAAGAACCTGCAACCAACACATATCCGTTTGTGCCTAAAGTCAATTTAGACAACACGCCAGAAGCAGACGCATACAAAATGTCGCCCGTGGTGTAGGAGCTGATGTTTGTGCCGCCCTGAGCTACCGCCAGCGTACCAGACGAAACCTGAGATGCGTCAATGTTGATTGATACGTTACCCGCAGATACCAACTGACCTTGAGCGTTAACTTCAAAGTTGCCAACCTGAGTGCTACTGCCGTATGCGCCTGCTGTTACTGCGGTGTTGGAGATGCTGAACTGCGTACCAGTAAGAGTCAGTCCCGTTCCGGCGGTGTACAGCGTAGAGTCACTGATCTGTACAAACGTAATGGCTGTCGTGCCAAAAGTGATTGTGCCTACAGTGTTGCAAACGTAAGTTTCACCAGCACCGGTATTGCCGTTGCTAACAAAAAACGCATCGCCTTGACCCAAAGAGTTAGGGTTAGAAGGAGAGTAAGTATCTGCGTCAGTGGCTCTGGTTAGCACCCAGTTTGTAGATCCGCTACCAACTGTTGTCAGCGTGTAAACGCCATTCTCAAACTGATTGGTCTGGTTGTAAATCAACACCCGACTGTTAATTGGAACCGCAATACCGTCAGCAGTAAATGCCGCTTGAGTTCCAGCATTGGTCAACGTAGCGCCAACGCCTACACCTGCACCGCCCGGCTGGTTATAAGTTGCGTTTAAATTGCCTGTTGTGCTTGGCACTTCCACATACACGGGCGAGTGGTAGTGAAGACTTGCGGCGGCAATTGTGTCTACGTATGTCTTGTTAACAATGTCAGTACCAGAAGCTGGCGTTGTGCTGATTGTGCCGGTTGTCAGCGCCGCAGATGTAGCGGTAATTGCACCAAACGATTGCTGAACAACAACGTTGGAAGCGTCTTCGTAAACAGACTTCTCAGAGGGGTACGTTACAAATACATCCTTGGAGTTGGCCGAGAACGTAACCAAAGAACCGCTGTTGCTGGAAGACAGCACAGTGTCGCGGGACAGCGTAGTGCCAGAAGATGTGTACGTACCAATACCTACCTCCCACGTACCCGCTGTGGAGTCAACGATGGCGTAGTAAGTGGTGTTGCCGTTACCAATGGCGGAGAAAGACTGGAAGCCTGCCGCCGCTCCAGCAAGGGTTAATGTGCCTGTCCCGGCAGTGGTGGACGTTTCTTTTACACGGTCTTTTAAAACTAAAGCCATTTGTATTCCTTATGACGGCAGGTCATCCCAACCGGGTGTCTGGGCATCATTAATATCTATCCAAGATGGTGTTTGTGCGCTATTGATATTTTGCCAGTTTGGGTTTTGACTGTCATCAATTACTGCCCAGACAAGCACGCCGCCAATGTAAACATTTAACTGAATTCCAGTGACAGACACATTGATTGTTGCAACAACGGATGGCGTGTCAGAAATTGTGGCTGTATCAGCTATTGCAACGTTGTAGGCTGTAACCGCAGAGAATGTATCTGTGCCAGTGACAGTGTCTGCAATGTAAACATAATACAGCGCCGCCGCATTAACGGAGTCCGATAATGTGGTGCTGTCAGTTAACAGACCGCCAAAAGAATTTATTACTGTTTGGGAATCTGAAATTGTTGCCGTATCTGCAAATTCCACAGGCATGGCCGACTCGCCAAGAGAGGCGAACGGTGCTTGGGCAAATGCGGCATATCCAAACACAGCCTGCCTTTAAGAAGCTGTCAGAGAGAATGTGTAGGTGACTGCCAAAGAGTCGCCAGTTGTCACAGACTTATCACCGCCAGTAAAGTCGCCTTCAGCAAACAAAACACCAGACGTACCACTAGAAGCATTGGTAACAAACGCACCGGCAATAGTTGCCGATCCGGTCATGGTGAATGATGTTGCGCCTGTTCCAACAGTCACAGAAGGCGTGGCAGTTGTAGGTGTACCAAAGCCAATAGACTTACGGCCACCAGAGTAGTCAGTGTTTTCAGTCCAACCTGCATGACTTGCCAATGTATCGCCTGCGGCGTAAGCAGTGCCGGAGCCGGGGCCAGTAATCAAACCAAAGTACAGTGCAGTTGTGTATCCAGACGCAGTAAAGAAGCTGGCGCTCATGTACTGCAAGCCTTGGCTAGGAACCAAGTTGTGGAATGTATCTTCCCACTTAAAGTTGCCGTCAACATCATGGCAAGTAACGGTAAACACACCGCCAGCTTGCAGGGCATCATTTTCTTTTCCGGTTGTTGTCAGACTTGCGTCAAACTTGTCCGAGGCTTTGCCAAAATCAATACTCATGATGTGTCCTTACGAAATACGAACGATTGCGCTATTGGCATCGGGCGTTGGGAAGATGATCTGGAATGTATCGTTGGACACTGTTTTGTCTGCGCCAAAGTCCAGCACTGCCACTGACTTATTGCCTTGAGTTGAGTTGTAAATCAAAGCCGCCCGAGCAGTGAACGATGCACTTGTCCAAGATGTATTGGCAAATGAAACATACGCTGTTGGAATGTTGCTGGAGTTGTTGCCAGACGTAGGCGATGTACTGATAGTCAGTGTATTGCCGCCAGCCGTGTACCCAGTACCAGTCACTTCATTGGTGGTTGAGTAAATTGTTGTGTCTGCGTTAATGTCAGCATTGGCCGTATACAGCGCAACTTTAAAAGTGTTAGCCGATGTGGGGCCAAAGTTGTGAACCGCCTGAAGCAGTTGAACCTTGAACGAAGTGGTTGCGCCCTGAAGAATACTCATTACATGGCCTCAAAAATGTTGGATTTTTTTCTGTTGTCGCGCATTGGAATAACTTTTAAATTCCACGGCGTGTGCAACCCAGAAACTTTACGACCACGCAATGGGATAACATGATCCACTTCCCATTTTCCGCCAAGCATGGCTTCTCTTGTTTTTGCCAAAGCATACGCTTCTTTAATCATCCACATAAAATCAGCGTTATCAGTCACAAATTTTGGAGTAGCTTGCGTTTTGCTTGCGTAACGTCTTGCCGTTCTTGCGTTAACAGAAGCTTTATTACGTTTAGCCCAAGCGTTGCATTTTTTATTGTGGCGCTCTCTATTATTTTCTACCCAGCTTAAAGCTCTGGCCAATACAACATCTTTATGTGTTTGATAGTACGCTTTTGTACGCGCAATAGCGCATACTTTACATGTGCTTGTATGCCCGTCTTTTTTAGACGAATCTTTATGAAAGTCGGCAAATGACTTTTCAAAGTTACATGCACTACATTTTTTCATGTCATGACACCTGAACGCGAACTTGACCATCGCGGTATGCGTCCGCTCTTTGTTTGCCGTCGCCCATATTTTTAAGCAATGCAATGGCTTGAACGTACCTGTCTTGATACAGTTTAACCATGTCGGCCTCACCTTTCATGTAGGTTATTGCTTCGCACATTGTCCCATATAAAAGCGCAGAATCAAAATTGTCTCCAAGCCAAGTCATGCCAGCCGTGACTATTGACTCAGGCATATAAAAATAATGCAGTTCTGCCATGTAAGCGGCATCAGGCGTTGGGCCAAGCATGAACGTGAGTTCGTTTACATCGTTTGACTGTGGGCCAAAGATTGCGTAATGCTTGGGCTTACCTTGTGTCGCTTGGTTTGGATATGCTTCACGCATGAAGTTCACATCCTTATTCAACAAGAACAAGAAGTCACCACCAGCGGCTGGGTAGATTGCCAAACTGTAAGGTGACAGAAAGTCTTCTGGGCAACCCAAGTATTTATTGCCTTGGGTCAACGAGCCTGTCACGTTCTTTCGCAAGTTAGCCAACTGCACCGTGTTATAGATGCGTTGCTCCGCCTGCTTA